CATGGGCCGCTCGGCGAGCGCTTCGGCGAGCGCCATCAGTTCGCGGTCGCCACGCCCATCGAGGCGGTGCAGGCGCTCGATGCCAACTATCCGGGTTTCCTCGCCGCCTTTGCCCAGCATAAGCACTACGCGCTCTATGCGGACGGCCACTGGCGCGATGGCGACGAGGCGGCGGGCCAGCCGTTTTCGCGCGAGCTCCATATCTGCCCGATGATCGAGGGCCGGGCCTTTCTCGGCGCGGCGCTGGTCGGCGCGCTGTTCCCGGCCATCGCCGGGACCGCGATGGCGACGATCATCGGCGGCGTCCTGTTCGCCGGGCTGTTGCTCGGGCTGTCCTTCCTGCTGACGCCCAAGGTCCCGAAAACCGAGATGGACGAAAAGGATGAGAACTACGCTTTCACCGGGCCGGAAAACGTCACCGGCCAAGGCGCGGCGGTGCCGCTCGTCTATGGCCGCGTGCATGCGGGCTCGGTGGTGGTTTCGGCGGGCCTCGACCTCGGCACCGATCTTGCCGCCACCACGCCCACGCCCGCGCCCGTCCCTGGCGGAGCCTCGACAGCCGTCGAGCCCGGTCTGTCGCCGCCGCCCGGTGGCTGGCCGCCGATTGTGAACGACAGCAAGGGGCGGCCCGGCCCGCAAGGCTGGCGGCTGGTCGGCACCACGAACGTCATGTCCAACCCGCAGGAAGCGTTCCTGACGGGCGGCAGCTTCTGGAAACAGGTCGACCTTTGGCAGCACCCGACCGCCACGACGTATTTCTACAATCGCGTGCGCGGCTTCTATTCCTCGACCCTGCGCGGCGAGCAGCCTAACGAGCCGGACTATCAGCCGGGAGGGCATAGATGACCGTCCAGCCGCACGAGTGGGATTTCACGGTCGCGGGCGCTGGCGGCAAGGGCGGCGATGCGCCCTCGGAAGCGCCCAACAACCTCAAGTCGAAACAGGTCGCGCGGGTCGTCGATCTGATTTCCGAGGGACCGATACGCGGTCTTGTCGACGATCTGAAAGGCGTGCTGCTCGACGGCACGCCGCTGGTCGCGACGGACGGCAAGCTGAACTTCCAGAACGCCTCCGTGCAAGCGGTGCTCGGCTATCCCGACCAGCCGATTATGAAGGGCTTTGATGCCCAGCAGTCCGAGCAAACCGTATCGGTCCAGTTGCGCTACAATGTGCCGATCACGCGCTCAATCATCAACACGGACATTGACCGGGCGCGGCTGACATTCTCGGTGCCGGTGCTGCAAAAGGCCAACGACGAAGGCGATATCCGTGGCACCACCGTCGAGTTCAAGATCGAGTGCCAATCGGCTGGCGGCGGCTTTCAGCAGATCGGCAGCACCTTCAAAATCTCGGGCAAGACCAACAGCCGCTACCAGCAAGCGGTCATGTTCGTGCTGCCGCGCAAAGGGCCGTGGGATATCCGCGTCACCCGGCTGACCAAGGACAGCGGCTCGGCCAAGCTCCAGAACGACCTTTATTGGGACAGCTTTACGGAAATCATCGACGACCGCGTGAACTATTCGCACTCGGCCTGCGTCGGCATCATCATCGACGCCCGGCAATTCCAGTCGATCCCGAAGCGGACCTACCATGTCGACGGCCTGCTGGTTTCGATCCCGTCGAATTACGATCCGTTCGCCGCGACCTATGACGGCGTTTGGGACGGCACTTTCAATTTCGAGTGGAGCAACAATCCGGCGTGGGTCTTTTACGATTTGATCCTGAATGACCGCTACGGCCTCGGCGATTTCGTGCCGCCCGAAATGGTCAACAAGTGGGCGCTCTATCGCATCGCGCAGTGGTGCGACGGGCTGGTACCGGACGGCAAGGGCGGGCAAGAGCGCCGCTTTACATGCAACATGCAGATCGCCACCCAAATCGAGGCTTTCGATCTGCTGGCACAGATCGCCTCAATCTTCCGAGGCTTTGCATACTGGTCGGGCGGCGAGGTGGTTGCCGTCGCCGATCAGCCAACCGATGCGGGCGACCTCTTTACCAACGCCAACGTTCTGGACGGCCAATTCTCCTATTCGGGAACCGACCGCCGCGCCCGCCACTCGATGGCCGCCGTCTCGTGGCGCGACCCGGCTTTCCTCGGCGAGACGCGGCTGGCGGTGGTCGAAAATCAGGAAATGATTTCGCGCTACGGTATCCAGAAAGTCGATGTCCCGGCTGTCGGCTGCACCTCGGAAGGCCAAGCCCACCGCACCGGCAAATGGACGCTCTATACCGAGCAATACGAAACCGATGCGGTCCAGTTCACAGCCGGGCTGGACAGCGTTTGGGTTCGCCCTGGCGCGATCATCCGCATCATGGACGCCACCATTGCCGGGACCCGGCGCGGCGGACGGGTCGCCGAGGGATCGACGGCGGCGCTGGTCAAACTCGATGCGCCCGTCGACCCGCTGCCGACCACACCGGAGGTCTACCTATCATGCGTGATAGGCGAGGGGCTGGTCGAGACGCGCCCGGTCATTCTGATCGCGGGCGACCAGATCACCGTCGACCCGCCGTTTACCCAAGCGCCAGCGCCGGGCGTGCTGTTCGTCTTGAGCGCCGCCGATGAGGTCGAGCCGACGCTGTGGCGCGTGCTGGGCATCAAGCAAACCGAGCGCGATCAATATGAGGTGTCGGCGGTCAGCCACAATCCCGGCAAATGGGATGCGGTCGAGCACAATATCGTTTTGACCGAGCCCGATACCAGCATTCTGCGCCTGCGGCCCGAGGCTGTGACCGGCGTCGAGTTGATCGAGTACATGGTTCAGACCTCGCCGATATCGGTTGCGGTCCATGCCACCGTTTCGTGGATTTCGACCGCGCCGCTGTTCGACGTGACCTATCGCCGCGAGGACGACAACTGGGCGACGGTGCGGGTCGATTCGGCGGCGGTCGATCTGGTTGTCACCGAGGGCATCTGGCAATTCCAGATCACGCCGGTTTCGCCACTCGGCCTCAAGGGACCGACCACCAGCTTGCAGCAGGAAATCATCGGGCGCTTTGCGCCGCCCAGCCATCCGCTGCAATTCCGCGTCAATGTGGTCGGCAGCGTGGCGATGTTCGACTGGCTCCCGGCGACCGAAATCGATGTCGTGGTCGGCGGCTATTACGAGCTTCGTCATTCGAGCCGGACGAGCGGCGCGGATTGGTACACGGCGCAAACCGTTATCCCGTCGATACCCGGCTCGGCGACCAGCTGCGAGGCAGGCTATCAGCCCGGCACATGGTTCTTGCGGACCTACGATATCGTCGGCACTCCGAGCGAGACGTGGGCGGTCGTCCTGGCGCTGTTGCCCGACTCGAATTTCACCAATTTCGTGCGCGTTTGCGAGCAGCCGGATTGGCTGGGCGTCCACGATAACACGACGATCAAGATGCCGCAGGAGTGGCTCACCATCGACGTGCTCGATCCGCTGCTGCCCGCCGAGGGCACTTACTATTTCGACCATGTGATCGACGCGGGCGGCGTTTTCTCGGTCCGCTTGTCCGCCGATATCTTGGCGTTCCAGTTCGCCGTTCCCGACGACTTCATCGACAGCCGGATTCAGGATTGCGACACATGGAGCGAGTGGGATTCGCTCGTCGGCTCGATGGGCGGCGAGGTGACAATCCTCATCAGCCAGACCGACGAGGACCCGACCGGCGTCAACCCGAACTGGACGCCGTGGAAGACATTCATTGCGGGCGAGCATTATGCGCGGGCGTTCCGCTTTGCCGCGCTGCTGACCGCGCCAGCCGGTCAGAACATCGGCGTCGAGGAACTGTGCATTCTCGCCGATATGCGCGCCAAGATCGACGAGGGCGGCGACGTGTCTTATCCGGCTGCCGATACCCGCATCACATTCGCGGTCAAGTTTTTCTTGCCGCCCGCTGTCGTCGTCACCGTGCAGAACGCGATGGAAAACGACCGCGTGCAGATCATCGACAAGACAAACGAGTATTTCGACATCCGCATCACCGGCTCGCCGGACGGTGTGACGCAAAAGACCAGAACATTCGATTGGCATGCACAGGGCTACTGACAGGGAGGCTTTTCAATGAGCCAGCACGATTTCGTCCTCGACAATGGTCCCGGCCTCGCCGTCCGGCAGGATATGAACGCGGCAGTGCAGGCGCTGGTCTCGGTCAGCAGCGGCCCGGTCGAACCGACCGTCAAGATTGCGGGCATGCTGTGGCTCGATACGTCCGTCGCGCCCAACGGGATCGTGCGCCAGCGCAATCAGGCCAACGATGCATGGGTCGCCTTCCTCGCCAGCGCCACCACGCCGGGCGAGGATATCCATGCCGCGCCCAACAAGCCGGTCCCGGTCGCCGCCGACGAAATCCCGATTTCCGACAGCGCCTCGACGCCCACGCCCTGGCAGCGGGCGAAAGTCACAATCGCAGCGCTAACCGCGTCGATCTTCGGCGGCATCGCCGGGCTGACCGCAAAGGCCACGCTGGCCGACGCGGACAACTTTCTCATCACCGACAGCGCCGCCGCCAACGCGGCCAAGAAGGTAACGTGGGCGGTCGTCAAGGCGGCGGCGAAAACCTATCTCGACGGCTTCTACGCGACCGTCGCACAGGTCAACGACAAGGTATCGAAATCGGTCGACAGCCTGATCGGCGCTGCCGCTTTCATTTTCCAGACCGACAGTGCCGAAGCCATCGTCAGCAACGCCTATACGCCTGCCGTCACTGGCAAGGGCAACATGCGCTATGTCGTCAGCCAAGCGGCGGCGTGGACGTT